CGCGTACATAAACGGTTCCACCAACAGCTGCGGTACCAGCATTTACGGTTACGTTGATATAGCCACGGCGTAATACGTTTGCCAATCCAGAAGTCGCTGGGGTGGATGTTCCTAATGGATCAGATCCAGAGCCACCGGCTGTTGGGAATGGGCGTACCAAGATGCCATACACAGAAGCAGCAACATCACTTGCGCCTACCGGTACAAATTTTCCTGAGGAGATTTTTCCAAACAAGCCATATGCCGAAAATGCGGCAGCGCTGTTTAGAACTTGAGTTTCAATAGTGGAAATTGAGGCACGTGTAACATCGCCTGCAATGCCACTAGGCATACGGTAAAGGTAAGAGGTCATAATAAATTTTCCTTTTGATTAGCGGCGATTAGCCCAGAATTCCCGATTACGGGCGTTAATATCGGCGGCACTAGATGTACTTCCGAAATCTTTAGTTGCTGCTGAAGAACGTCCGGCAGCGGCATTGTTTTTGACACGCATTAATTCGGCAGAGCCAATGAACACAGAAGCCAAAGCATCTTTTGTAAGGTCTTTGATTTCACGGCCAGATAAGAATGGTGCAATAGCTTCTTTTCCTGAATCCGTCGCATACGCTTTAATCAAAGTTGAGCGCATGAAAGCATCAATTTCTTGACGTTCTGCCGCTTTATCTTTTGATACTAACTTAACGCCTGGCGAAAGGATTTCAGCGCGGGCCGCAACTTTCTTAAGTGAATCACCTGAGATTACTGCTGCTGAAGGAGCGGTATTGTGCTCAGCTTCTTCAGGATCTAAGACTTCATCCGTTACCTCAGATTCTTGTTCGCCTTCCGGATCGGCCTCATCTGTAGCTTCTTCTTTTTTGTCAGGATCGATTTCGCTTGCTTCATCAGTAGCAGTCAAAGACTCTACAAGTTTGCTCACAGCAGCTTCTAATCGATCTAAGCGCGCGGCTGTATCATCGCCGCCTTCGTCCACAGACCGTTCTTTTTGATTCTCTTCGAGTTCGGCTTTAACAGCTTCCTCATCCTTTGCTTTCACAGCAACGGAAAGGCGATCCCAAATGGTTCTTTTGGTTTTCATCTTTATTTCCTTGTTAATAATTGAGTCTTGAATTGAACAACGTGAGCCTGCTCTGCCACGTTCTACTAAAGCAACGTGGTTTCCCACGATGTCACGCTGTACCCCGTAACCTGGCTCTATTTGCTCGTAAGAGGCTTCATAACCAGCACTGACTTCGGGTAACTCTTTGTTGACGTACTCAATGGCTTTTTGATCGGTAATGACCAAATCCGCAATGAGCAAGTCATCTTGTAATCCCTCCCCTTGGCGGACGTTTTGAACGATGCCTATGGATAACTGTTTCCAGTTTTCAGGAGTGACAAAATCATTAGGGTGCTCAACAGTTACCGCTTTACCTTCAAAACTAGCAATAGTTTCAATGCGAAATACTTCTTCAGGAGTTCTGGTGACTCGTACTTCCCCATTACCAGCATCCTCTAAAGGCACTTCACTACTGAGATAAAGCTGTACGCCTGTTCTGGCAATCGGTACGCTATGACATACCAAAAAACCTTCTGGAGTGGTACTGCGTAATTCACCAATCTTGGAGGTGGTGTAAAAGCTCATGCGATCGCTTGTCATGCGACTTTTGGGGTTGGTCATAAAACCGTCCTATTTCATGGATTTTTCCTATTCAGGAAGAATTAATTTTGCAAAGCATCGGCAATTGGGTAAACATCCTGCGTTAGCTGTCATACCGTCAAGCGTGGGTGGCTTAAGCCATTCCACAACTTTTCCTTGCATCGCTTTGTGAGAAGGCCGCACTCGACCATCTTTAGAGGTTTGCCATACATAGCTAGTCGCACCTACATGCAAAGCTCTAGCTTGCGTTAAAGCGGAAGATGTTCTAGCAGTTTCGGTACGGGCAATTAAAGTCGCTCTATTGCGAGAGACTTCCCCACTTCGCATGATTTCAGCGATGAGAGACTTGCTACGAGTACCTTCTTCTATGCCTTTAATCGTTAAATCATGTACGCGCTGGGCGGCATCCAAAGGAATGCTTTGTATTAAAGTGACTTGCTCGCTTAATATGCGTTTCATCACTTCGCCTACAGGAGCGCTGTGGATTTCCTGTCTAAGACCAAGTGACATTTCTTTAGTCATTTCTCGCCAGGTCAATAAATCTTTATGATTGACCTCATCGATCATCTTTTGAGCGGTAATCGTTGCCCAAGGTGCTATTGCTTCAGCGTAGCGCCTAAGCATGTTTTCAATTAAAAGCGTATGAATGTCGGTTCCGGCAGGAAATCCATTGATCAATTGACCTACTTGCTTTGCGATTTTGTGCAATGCACTTAAGTATTGACGCTCTGCCCTTTTTGCTTGAAACGGATTCATTACATTTACTCAGAAGCATTTTGAGTAAGCAAGTCTGTCGGGTCAATTTCCCCTATTGCTGGAGGTGGTTCATTCTCTGCCTCGGCAATATCCTCATCCGTCACATTGGAAAAGATGCCTGTGGTGTGGCTCGATTGACGTAATTCTTTGAGTGCTGTCGAACGATCAATAATGCCGCTATCTGATAGGCTTTTTACCGCAGTAGAGATGGTATTGGCAATATTAGCTTTTTCTTCGTCGCTCATTGCCCAAAGCGGGGTAAATTCAAAATTAAAAGATTCAGGTGGTTCTTTACCTAAAACACTACGATGCAGTACGTTGTAAATCAATCCAACGCCAACTCGCATTGCAGATTCCTGCTGATTGCGAACAGAATCGTAATACTGACGAATTTCGCTATCGCCTGAAGAATTCATACCAGAAGGTGATTGACCTAAAAGGCGAACTAAAGGGATGCCTAAGGCGCCGCTAATTTGCTGAGCAAACTGAAGCATCATGTCGCTCAAACCCGCAAATGAATACGAATGAGCTTCAAACGTATCGCTGGAATCCATCAGCGTAATGCCTTCGTTCGTTTGGAAGGTCCGCATCATTTCGATCTGTTTAACCAGGCCTTCAAGAGCTTGCCCGCCAATTGCAACAATCTGACGCAATCCATCTACTTTATAGGTTCGCAAGTGAGCTTTATAGACTAGTTGCGCTGCACCTTGAGTGATGGAGTCAAACGGTATCAAACGATCCCATAGACGCTCTAATACGGATTGTCCCCAGCCATTTTCAGCAATCATTTGCCAATATGGAAGTTCAACACCATCGAATCGTACGACTCGGCTATGATGGATCTTCATATTCATGAGCGCCATAGAATCGGCAATTACTTGGTAATACTTAGGCTTGCCCATGTCTGGGCACATCTCAGTAATGAGATTGTTTAGTGAAGGGCTAACCACCCAGCGATCTAATATCAAAAGCCCTTTAAATTGATCCTTTTCAATTGAATCCAGATTTAAGGGGGTAGATACATCTTGTCCATCAATCATGAGAACGGCGATGCACCCACCATAAAGGCGTGACCACTTCACAGCAGAGCACAAGGATTTCCAGATTTTGAATTGATGGGCAGCCTTTTGTAAGGTTTCCATATCATCTGGGTCAATCTCACCTGAGAGTTCAATGCCCTCACGGGTCATATCTTCAGCGTAAGTATCGACAGCTTGTCCTGCAATCCAGCTCGAACGGTAGGCATACTCCATTTGCATCCGGTCACGAGAGACAGGAGTAAAGGCGTATTGACTACCAGAGTTCTGGTTATTGGTTCCGAGTCCGACTCGGGCGGCGACGTTTTGAATGCCGTCAGCAGTTTGGACTTTAGGCGTAGCCGGGCTTTTTGAAGATCGGTTACGGTTTCGGCTCATTGTGCTTGTACTTTTTTGTTGTATTGCTCTTTAACTATGTCATTGAGGTATTGCTGCCCCTCACTTTCACCACCAAATACATCAGTAATGATTTGATCGTCCGGCGGTAACGGTGGGTCGTTATTGTCTGAATTTTTTTGCATATTCACTATGAACAATCTCCGCTAATCTTTTAGCTGTAGGTCTAGGATTGGGATGATTCTGAGCTTCACCCCATGCTTCCGCAATGAACTCAGCCATGTTTTGCTCTGCGTATTTACTTACAGCATTTCTAATTGGAGTGCCATGCTCTTTGTGGTGCTCATACTTCTCTTTTAGACTCATCCCTGCTGTTTTAACCGCATCCTCATCCAGCAATGATTTTCTGAGAGAGATAACCTCTGGATGATTTCTAAGACCTAATAAATGATCGAGTTGATGACCATATTCGTGGTCAAAAATAAACTTAGCAGTGTTACTGTACTCTGGATGAAACTTATTTTTCATGTCAGCATCTAAATGATCCTGCAATGCTTTTAAGTCTTTTGAGCTGTACTTTTCATTAAAAGCCACACCATAGTGACCTTGAGTATCAGGCTTATATCCAGAAGCAGAGTAAGCATAGGCATTAGCCATCGCTTTTTCTTTTTTAACTCGTTTGAGTTGTCTTTCCATCCAGCCAGGATCATTCCGACTTGGGTGGGATTCAAGCTGCTTCTTAAACTCGTTTAACTTTAATTCATGACGCAATTTTGCTCTAGACTGCATAGAGCCTACGAACTGCTGCGCCTTGCGTAATTCTGGAAAAGCCTCTAAGTGGCGATGCAAGCTCTCATTGTGAGCATTGGCAATATCTACATGGAGCTTACCAAAATCAGCGTGATCCGCTAGATCATGTTCTTTTGTATGGGCAGCGGCTTCTTTTGTATTTTTAGCAGGTACGAATGGCGCTCTCTTTTTTGGAGTGACCGGATCTGCTTCTTTTTTAGCTACCGGGGCTTCTTTGGGAATAGCGCCAGGTAACTTAGGATTTGGATCAAAGTAAAGGTTGTAGCTTTTTGGGTTTGTCGTGCGATTAGGATCAATTTGAGTTCCCATTGCATAAGTCAAACCATGAGCAATTGCCATTGATTGAATGGCTTTTTGTTGCTCTGGAGTAAATTCTGCCTCGTATGTTGGAGTAGAGACAATAATCTCCATGTTTCCAGGAAATACTTTGAGCTTGGCTTTAATACCAGATTCTTTGAGTTTTTCTCTAAGGCTTTCACCCTTGGCTTTAATTGCCGTATGGGATGGCTTTTCTATTTTTCCTTCAGCCTTGGGTGGCTCACTTTTTGGAGGCTCAGATTTTGGAGCTTCTTGCTTTGGCGCTTCAGGCTTCTTAGCTTCTGGATGATAGGTTGGCTTACCTAACCATATCGCAGGAGCATGCTGAGGCTCTGTACCCCGTTTAGCTTCGCTCTTGCTCTTAGGGTTAACTACCTTACCATTGAGCTTTCCACCTGCGCCACCGATGATCTGTCCTGCACCATTGATGAGTGCTGGAGTACCTTCACTACCCTTACCATTTGGATGTAAGGTAATCCAATGCTCGGCATCAGCCGTAATTTGTCTGGCAGCTTGGGCTAGGCGGGGATATTTTTGATGAATCTTATTCCGCATATTTAACCTGCCATTTTTGCCCAGAGATCCGTAATGTTTCCGGTGGACACCATATCGTTAATGGCATCACACATCGGGTCGATTTGGTCATCGTGGGCGTGTGTATCGTTCGGAGTAAAGCTCTCCATCTCACTAATAAAGTCGGCAACAAATGGAGACTCTTCAGGCAAAAATACCCTGCCAGATTCCACATATCCCGCAATATCCATGACTCGGGTGAGCTTGTCTTTGACTCGTTCAATTCCCATAATCGGGATCGAAGAGCTAATTGCTAAATCTTGTATCAAGCCTGTACCGCTGGACTTATCTTCTACGACCATCGCCCGAAGTGAGCCATAGGTCACAGGGTCAGTCGCCAAGTGTTTATTCCAAAAGTCTGTCGCTCGACGTTTTAGCTCAGGCGCTTCCCACTTTCCTCGAATCATATCGATGAGGTAAGCGTTGCCGTCCTTGCTTGCACCCCAACACTCGAAAACCGAGTAATCGTTGTGCTCTTTGGTTTTTTGCGCTGTATCAGCAAAAATCTTGCGGTAGCTAAAGTTTGGCATTTCCCGGTAGCGCCTAAACCATGCGCCCTTCAGAATGCCACCGCCTAATGGAGCTGGGCGTTGTTGATACTGTCCAGCAAA